CTCTCATTTTCCCACTGTGGTGAGTAACACCCCTCCTCGGAGAGGCGCCTGCAACGCGTGATGTGCACTAATGAAATGATTTACAACTTATTACTTTTACTATTACGAACCCTGGTCCAACTTGTGTTGCAGACAGTGGAGGTCTTAACCCTTATACCATATCATATATCCCGTGATGTGGTATCTGTGGCTGTTTTAGTTCTAACGTATATATTTGTTTCGAAGTGTGTTACATTTGTTCGTGACAGGTGGTACAATAGTTCACGAGTGAGTCATATGTCTCTGGACATAATGAACGAAGACGATCTTAATGAAATTGTAGAAACAGTTGATGTACTTGAGGTCTTAGATGGTCGGACCGCTAAAAGCACCCGTAAATATTGGGGAAAGTACAGAAACACAAAGGCAGCATAAGTCGCCTTAATGGTCAAAGCAAAGTTCGGATTGCTTAAGCCCATTAAATCTAATCGTCTGATGGTTCATCAGTATATTATCAAACTTCTTGAAGATTGTTTTCCTGATCTTCGGTTGCGTGATCGGCCGGGAATATTGGCCTTGGCAACTGATCTAGTGTTTATTCCACTGCAAGACGAGATTGATGCTCGCAAAGTCCGTGGATGCACTAGAGCTATGGAGTTAATAGAAGAATATAATCGACCCATTTATGGTAATTATGGTGTCATTGATTATATCCGGGCAAGTTTAGGACTGTCCGACGTCAAGCCTCTCTCCTTTGAGGAGGAGGCTTGATGGGGCCCCGCCTTGCACACTGGGATTCAGACCAAACCAACTGTTCTGTCTGATAAGCGCGTCTCAGTTGTGCGTAGGAAAGGGGTAGCGCCTAAAGTGCGGCGAATGTATCAGGTGGTCGGTGTTGCCACAAATGTTAAGTTCGCCGTGCACAATAGTTCCTTAGAGAATGTATATCGAGGTGTCATGGAGAGAGTGTTTTATGTTAAGGAAGGAGGCAAGTTCTGTGCTCCTCCGCAACCTGCTCCAGGCATTTATAGAAAAAGATTGGCATACGTTAAGTCGTATTTGGCATCGGTCCTACCCGAGACCGCCCCCATTTCCACGGAGCAATTCGTGTCGATGTATGAGGGCCGCAGGAGGACCATTTACCAAAAGGCTGCTGATAGTTTGTGCAGTAGACCCATCAGTAAGAACGATGCATCTATAAGGTGTTTTGGGAAAGCGGAAAAGACCAATATTTCCGCGAAACCAGACGCTGTCATGAGGATAGTGAGTCCTCGTGATCCTCGCTATAATATCGTTGTTGGTCGATACTTAAAACCAATAGAACACATGATTTACGGTGCCATAGCTAAGCTCTTTGGTGAAACAACCGTATCAAAAGGTCTAAATGCCTCAGAAGTAGGTAATTTATTGAAGCGAAAGTGGACCAAATATGCTAACCCCGTTGCTGTGGGTTTAGATGCCTCTCGCTTTGACCAACACGTCAGTAAACAAGCCCTTGAATGGGAACACGGAATTTATCTCGACCTCTACCGAAATTGTAGGGAATTGCAAATGTATCTTGGATGGCAATTAAAGAATAGGTGTACTGCCTATTTCCCTGAGGGAAAGATTAAATATGTTGTTAATGGAACACGTATGAGTGGTGATATGAACACCGCTCTCGGAAATTGTCTAATTATGTGTTCACTTGTCTACGCTTACGCCCGATCCATCGGGCTTAAGGACTTCTCTCTAATTAATAATGGGGATGACTGTGTTGTGGTGCTAGATAAGAGAAACTTAGGGTTGTTAATGGGAAAATTGCCAAGTTATTTCAAAGAAATGGGGTTCACTATGATTAGTGAGACTCCAGTGTATAATCTTGAAGAAATAGAATTTTGCCAAGCACATCCCGTGTTTAATGGAAATGAGTATGTAATGGTACGTAACCCGTCTATAGCTATGTCCAAGGATAGTTATAGCATCAAACCTCTTGACTGTAAATCCGTTTATCACAAATGGATTGGTGCAGTTGGGATGTGTGGTGCGTCTTTAAGTGGGGGAGTACCAATCATGCAAGAGTATTATCAGTGTTATATCAGAG